AGCGGATGCGGGCGCGGTGGGAAGACGCGGCAGAACTATTGCCGAGATAACCGCTCGCGAGCGCACAACGAAGGATAGAGCAATGACGCATGACATTCTCGCGATGCCGCGCTGGCGGAGCGACGCGCCGTGACCAGATACCTCGATTATCTGCGGGCGAAGACGCGCGACACCACGTCGGCCGGCATTGCGCCCGGCGCTATCGAACGCTTCGCCATGTTCCCGCATCAACGCGATCTTGCGGCATGGGCTCTGCGTCGTGGGCGCGCGGCGATCTTCGCGGCTACCGGACTCGGGAAGACGCGGATACAACTCGCGTGGGCGCAGCGCGTGGCCGAGGAATCGGGTGACGTGCTGATCCTAGCGCCGCTCGCGGTCGCAGATCAGACGGTCACGGAGGGCGCGTCGATCGGCGTCCAGGTCCGCCACGCGCGCGACAAGTCGGAGCTTCAACCGGGCATCAACATCGCCAACTATGAGCGACTGCATCGCTTCGACCCGGAACAATTCGCGGGTGTCGTCCTCGACGAGTCGTCGATCATCAAGCATCACGACGCGCGAACCTTCTCAGCGCTGACCGACGCATTTCGATCGACGCCATACAAGCTCTGCGCGACCGCAACCCCGGCGCCGAACGATTGGACGGAGCTTGGCACGCACGCCGAATTCCTCGGCGTCAGGACGCGGGCGGAAATGCTGTCCGAGTTTTTCGTCCACGACGGAGGCGAAACGCAAGTATGGAGGCTCAAGGGCCACGCGCGCCAAGCCTTCTGGAAATGGGTCTCGTCGTGGGGTGCTCTCGTACAGACCCCGGCCGACCTCGGGCACGACGACACGCTCTACCGCTTGCCTCAGCTCGTAATTGAGCAGCATACGGTTTCGTCATCGGCCCCGATCGCCGGTCAACTGTTCGCCGTGGAAGCGCAGACGCTATCTGAGCGTAGGGACGCCCGTCGCGCGAGCCTCGCCGAGCGCGTCTCGGCCTGCGCCGAGATCGTCAACGCCTCGCCTGGTCCGTGGGTTGTATGGTGCGACCTGAACGCCGAGGGAGACGCGCTTCGGGCCGCGATTCCTGATGCTCGCGAGATTCGCGGGTCAGATGACATTGACGAAAAGGAAAACCGCCTTTGCGCCTTCGCGCGCGGCGATATTCGAGTGCTCGTCACGAAACCGTCGATCGCGGGCTTCGGACTCAACTGGCAGCATTGCGCGCAGATGGCTTTCGTCGGGGTGACGGACTCCTTCGAGGCGTATTTCCAAGCGGTCAGGCGCTGCTGGCGATTCGGGCAATCAAAGCCGGTTCGCGTGCATATCTTCGCGTCCGAGCAAGAGGGCTCCGTGATCGCCAATTTGCGCCGAAAGGAACGGGACGCCGAGGCGATGGGCGCCGAACTCGCCCGAGAAACCGGCGCCTATGTCCGATCCAACATCATCGGGTTCCAGCGCGAGCGCGACAGCTACGCCGCGTCGATGGAAACCGCCATCCCACCCTTTCTCCGGGACGCCACATGAGCGCGATCGACCAAACCATCGGCGAGACGTTCGCCATCTACCAGGGAGACTGCATCGAAGTCCTCCGCGACCTCCCGGCTGAGAGCGTGGACTATTCGATCTTCTCGCCTCCGTTCGCTTCGCTTTACACTTACTCGAACAGCCCTCGTGACCTCGGAAATTGCCGCGACGATGACGAGTTCTTCGAGCATTTCGACTTCGTGATAGAGCAACTCAAGCGCATCATTAGGCCGGGCCGGCTCGTGTCGTTTCATTGCATGTTGCTGCCTACATCGAAGGTGCGCGATGGCGTGATCGGTCTGAAAGACTTTCGCGGCGACCTGATCCGCGCCTTCAAGCGGCGCGACTTTATCCACCATTCCGAGGTCGTCATTTGGAAAGATCCAGTCACGGCGATGCAACGCACCAAGGCGCTCGGACTGCTGCACAAGAGCGTCCGCGAGAACGCGAGCATGTGCCGTCAGGGCATCCCTGACTATCTCGTGACCATGAGGGCGCCAGGCGATGCCGAGGATCGCGTGATCCACTCCGCACAGGACTATCCCGTCGACAAGTGGCAGAAGATCGCCTCTCCGGTCTGGATGGACATCAACCCGAACGACACGCTGCAATTCCGCTCCGCACGAGAGCACGACGACGAGCGGCACATATGCCCGCTGCAGCTCGAAGTGATCCGGCGCGGGATCGAGCTATGGACTAACCCGGGCGACGTGGTCCTCTCGCCTTTCGCTGGGATCGGCAGCGAAGGGTACGTCGCAATCGAGTGCGGCCGTCGGTTCGTTGGCGTCGAGCTCAAGCGAACATACTACGAGCAAGCGGTTAGGAATCTCGCGATCGCAGCGAAGGGAACGATTCCGCTGTTCGATGCCACATGACCCTCGTCATATCGATCACGCTGCGGAGCGACTATCGAAATCATCGAAGCCGCTGGTAACTATCAGAACGTTCGATGAGTCCCCGCAGAAGCCATCGAGCGGATGCGTGCGCGAGCGAGCCTTCGCGCCGGGCATAAACAAGGTTGTATAACAGGAGACAATGATGCAAACGCAACAGCGACAAGGTGACGTTCTTTTGGTCCCGGCGACGCTACCCGAGGCCGCAACGGCCATCACGACAACAGGCGACGTGATCCTTGCCTATGGCGAAATCACTGGCCATGCGCACCGCATCAAAGAGTCGGCCAAAGTGCGCGTATGGTCAGCTGGGGCCGAGCGATTCCTTCAGGTCATGGAGACAACCGCGCTCACGCACGAAGAGCACGCGCCCATCACACTATTTCCCGGGGTCTACAAACTCCCGCAGCAAGTCGAATATTCACCGCGTGAATTGCAGCGCGTCGCGGACTGATCGCCATGGCAGCCAAGATTACGAAGATAACCGCCGCGCAGGCAGAGCAAATGCCTGCGTTCGTGCAACGTTGGATCGACATAGGGCTGTCAACGGAACCAGCGGATTTCGACGCAGCTACCGCCGCGGCCCTACGCGCTTACGATCTATGCGGTCTGCCGCGGCCGTCGGTGATCCTGCGTATGGGCAGCCCATATGCAGCCACCGTCGGCGGCGCACTTGCTTGGATGATTGTGCGTTGCCTGTCTGCCAAAGACCTAAAGCAGCAGGTTCGGCAGCAGGTTCGGCAGCAGGTCCTGCAGCAGGTTCGGCAGCAGGTCCATATTCTGAACGCTGCGTGCGATGGCTTTTTGAACTACGGTAGCAATTCGTTGTGGGCGTCATGGAGCGCGCATATCGCCTTCATGCGCGACGTACTCGGCTGGTCTGACCCCGTGCTCACCGAACGATTCGAGATTGAGGAAACGCTGGTCAAATCCTGTGGATGGACATGGTGGCATACCGATGTCTTGGTAATCGGCGATCGACCTGTACATATCAACCGCGACGCCCAAGGAAGACTGCACTCGCTAACTGGGCCGTCGATCGCCTACCGCGATGGATGGGCATTGCACCATGTTCACGGCGTCGCAGTGCCGGAGTACATCGTCGAGCGGCCGCAGGAGATTACCTGCGGAAAGATCGATGCTGAGCGTAATGCAGAAGTGCGCCGCGTCATGCTCGAGCGTTTCGGCGTCGAGCGGTACATGCGCGAATCCGATGCCACGGTCATCGCCGAGATTCCCGACACGCATCCCATTATCGGACTGCGCGGCGCGCGCTTGATCAAGCGCGAGATTCCCGACGATGAGCCGATCGTAACACTGGATGTTATGAATTCGTCGCCGGAACCGGATGGATCGTTCCGCCGCTACATGCTGCGAATCGATCCGCAAGCTTATGCCGGCAAAGCCTCGACCGATGTACTAGCGGCAATGGCCTCGACCTGGCGCAATGCCGACGGTTCCCTTCTATTCCGGCATCCCGAGGACTATCAACCAACGATGGAAACCTGATTATGACCCCCCAAGAAATCGCCGCCGAATTCGTGGAACTGGAATGACTGACGAACAGCAAACGATGGCCAAGCGTATAACCGACCAAGAGCGGGAGAGGGATGAACTAGAGGACGTGCTGCGCCGTAATGGGTTCGTGCGTTGCGACATTCCCGCCTGTAACTGTGGCTCTTGGCATCACAAGTACGGACTGCCCGAGCGCTGGGCTGAACTGAAAGACGCGCTCGCCGAGGCCGGGCACCCGCTGACCAACGATAACGGCAACCTTATGTTGAATGCTCTCAGGGCTCTGATAGCCGAGCGCGACGAGGCGCTAGCGCACGCTCAAGCTTTATGGCAACAGATGCGCTTGATTAACAAGGCAACATACATTTGCACCAACCACCTCAAAGACTGGAGCTACTGCGTCCTTGAGGTGCAGCGCCTGTCAGACGAGGTCGCCGCAAAGGATCATTCGCGCGACTACCAGATAACGGCTACAGCACCTATGCGAACTCGCGCATCTGCACCACGTCGCCGTTAACTGCGTGAACGCCCCACACGCATAGCCGGCCCTTCCAGTAGCCGACGTATCCTGTCTGCACGTCGAAGCGATGCACCGGGACGGCGGGATCGTCGGACAACTGGATGCAATCGCCGCCCTGCATGGACAGGATAGCCTTCTCGCATTTCACTTCCGCGCGGATGAAGTAGTCGATCTTCGTTTTGCCGAAATCCCAATAGTAGGGGACAAGCCGGAAGTAGGCGTCGAGATGCGACACTCCGTTGTCGTCAGGATCGCGCAGCGGCCCGAGCGCAGACCGGCCGAACACGCATAGCACGCCCGCGCCGGTAGTGCGGCGACCTCGCGGCCCCATGTAGTCCAGTTCGGCAACGTACAACGGCCCGCCGTCGGTGCCCTCGTACATGTCCTGCGCTTCGAATACCGCAGGCCAGGTTGCGCCGCGTCCCCACTTGCGCGCCTTGAAGTACGACGCGCACTTGTCGCCATCGTCGGAGTCGTTGTCAATCTCGCCGATGATGTTCCACTCGTAAGTGATCGACCCCGGCGGCGCATACGTGTAGGCGTAGATGTTGGCGCTTACCTCGCGCGGGCCGGGGACCGGCGCAGTCTTGAACCACGACGCGACGACGCCCGCCGCTTTCGCCGCGAGCGCGGATGGCCAGAGCGGACGCGACGGCATTACGGCATCTTGATGATGAGGCCGCCGCCCGACGCCGAGCGCGCGTTGAGGTAGTACGTCCCGCCGGCGTCCACGTTGACCCCGGCCTTGTAGTACAGCGTCACGAAGCCATTGCTGCCGAACGTTGCAGCATCGCCGATGCCGAGGCGGCCGCTCGACGTGACGAACCTGACCGGGGCCGCGTAACTGCATGGCGTCGCGGAAATCGCCACGTCGAACGATCCGCCGCCGCCGTGCGGTGACGTTTCGATCTTCTTCGTTCCGGTGCCTGCCGCCAAAGCGGTGAACCGTACCGCGACTGAGCCGGGGAACGACACCGACACTTCGCCTTTGGCGTCCAGGATGCTGCATCCCGGCGGTGTCGGCGGGATCGGCGGCTGCGGGTTGGGCGGCTGCGGTTGTCCTGCCGGCGCGCAGGACACCGTGGAGCCGGATAGCGACCACGCCCCGGCGCAGTCGATGGTGAGCGGCGCGGCCCGCGCGATCGCGCAGGCGCCGACCACGACGAGCGTCAGGACGATGGCCGCGATGATGCGCGACGCGCTCCGGTGCGCGCGAATCCACGCAGTGATCTTGTGCTTCTCGACTTCTTCGGGCAGGTCAACTTTCATTCGATACCTCCTACGGGTTGAACGTCTTTCCGGTGCACGCCTGCCAGTAGCTTATAAGCGACACGTTGCAGGCGTCGAGCGCGTCGGCGTTGTACAGCGCCTTGGCGGTATTCCTGACCCCAACTTCCCACGTCGTCACGCAATCGACAGGCGCGGTGTCGGCTGGCCGTGGCGCCAGATCGTACGCGTCAGTGGCGCCGGCAACGGCTCCGGGCGTTGCGGGCGGATGATCTTCGGCGGCGGCAGGTCGATTCGTGGCGCTACCGCCGGAGCCGGCGGCGCTGTCGAACACGCGGCGAGCATCAGGAGGCAGCAGACAACCGCCGGCAGGAGTCGCGCGAAGCCTCGTCGCGAGCGCGCTGGCCCGCGCTTCGGCCGCGTCGGCACGAGCGGCGGCAGTTCGCAACGCGGCCTCGGATTGGGCCGCATCCTCCCGTAGCCTTGCGATTGCGCGTTCATCGTCTGCCCTCCGCTGCGCTAACTCCAACACTCGCGCGGCATCCTCCCGCGCTACCTTCGCCTCAAGCCGCGCCAAGTCGGCACGCGGCCCCTTCGCGCCGTAGTGCCAGCCGGCCCCGAACGCGGCCCCGAGCGCTACGGCGGCGGCGAGCGCATAGGCGATGAGCCCGTACACCTCACCGCCCCGCCGGCTGGGATGCCGCGTTGATGGCCCCCGCCTTCGCCTGCGCGATCATCCCGAACAGCGTTCGCGACACCCACGCGCCCAGGTACGCGAACAGAATCCACTCGTTCGACCCATCGAGCGCGTCGTAGACGACGACGAACGTGGAGGCTCCGAGCGCGACCGCCTCGCCGATCTTGCGGATGCTGGCCTTGCGGACGCCATCCTTGTCCGGCTCCATCACCACGTCTGTCAGGTCGAGTTTGCGCGTGCGGTGCGCGTGGAACAGGAACAGCAACCCCGCCAGCGTGGCGACGCTGCCGACGATGATGACGATCATCGGCCCGTTCATGCCAAGGTCCCTCCGGCGTTGAGGTAAGCACGCTCCGCGAAGGCATAGGTGCGCTTCGGTTGCGGATACGACGATGCAGGCAGCGACGCCCAAACCGGCGCGCACACGTCGAGTGCGAACCGTAGCTCGCCATCCACAACCGCCGGAATCGCCCCGCGCTCGTTTATGAGTTCGATCGCCGCCTCATCCTGCGACTCGGGCGAGAAGTCGGGAAGATCGAGCCGCGCCTGCAATGCGTCCCACGTCCGCGCGAGTATTTGGTACGCACCGGCCGCCGTGGAATAGTTACGCTTCCCGTCGGTCTGTGTGAACGGAACCCGCACGCGAGGATGCGTCTCATAGGACGAAAACAGTTTGCCGCCGAACAGCATACGATATCCGTTCGGCCCGTCAGTCCCCTCACAAGCACGAATGGTGGCCAAGAATGCGGCAAGGTTCGCGTCGCGGAGCACGATCAGCGCATCCACTCCTTGACCGCCTGCCAACCCGCAAGCAACCCGGCGGTCACTCCGACTATCCACTTCATGATCGCAAGGTTCGTTTTGGCCGTCGTGAAATAGGCATACATCGGATCAACCTTCGCTTCCAAGTCGGCAAACTTCTTGTCGAAGTGTTCGATGTGACGATCAATGGCCTCGTCGAAGTGTCGCTGCAAATCGCTGTTCGTCATTGCAGCCTCGCGATTTGGATGCGCGAGCCGCTTACGCCACCGACGACGGTAACGTTCGCGCTTGGGTTGACGTAGACTTCGAAATAATCCGATCCTCCGGTCGCGGTAACG